TGCCAGCGGTCTCGGTGATCAATTTCATGCTCGGTCAACTCAGTCCAACGAAGGCTGCGGAGCAAGTCAAGGAATGGTCGGCAAGTAGACAAGACATTGCGTTCTTTAACAACTTTGGTGGACCGAGAGTAGAAACGTATCTCCTCGGTTTGACTGACATGATCCGAGATGACAGATCCTTGTGGCAGAAAACGCTTGGATTCTTTACCACGACAGCTGCGGAAGGGTTGAACATACCGATCACCATACCGGGAACGCCAGCAGCGGCAGCAGCGCCAGCAGCTCAACCACCAAGGACATCCACGGCCGGGATTATAGATAGACCAGGAAGACCAGTGCGAGCAGGCCAACCATCAGCCTTTGAAGATCTTGGACCGAGGAGATAATGGCACCAGCACGAGAACTGTTTGAGCAACTGACCAAGGGTCCGAAAGGACCACAGATTCCTGGTGCAGCTCCAGCGGCACCGGCCGGACGAGTTCCGGTGGCTCCAACGCTGCAAAGATTTCTGGAAAGAGTACAAGGAGAAGAACCGCAAAGGGCGTCAACGCTGGGTCGTATATTTGCGACACGTCTTCCTGGCGCTCCTGCGGAACCATCAGCGGAACCATTTGGCCTTGAGGAAGAAGAGGTATTTCCGAAATTTCAACGGCTTACGCCGGAGAATGTTGGAGAACTTCTTCAATTTCCATTCCAATTGTTTGAATTCGGTGGACGGCTTGTGGCTGGAGGAATTATAGAAGCAGGTACAGCCCTCAATATCTCACCAAAGGTTATTGCACCCATAGCGTCCCTGGCCGCAGCGTCAACCGAAGTTTTGGCATCGGTCCCTGCTATAACGCTCAGAGCGGCAAGGGCGGCGGGGCTGATAGTGGCAAAGACAGTGGCGAAGGAAACTCTGTCCAGGCAGGCCGGAAAGATCCTGACGGAAGCGACGATCAACACACTGAAGAAAAATCCGGAGCTGGCCAAACTGTTCAGGGAGGGTGGAGCCGTAACGCGCGATGAGGCCGTAGAAGCTATTCGCAAGGTTTGGCAGACCAGCGATGCGGAGATAGCGAAGGACTTTGCGAAAAACTTTGAGCAACTGATAGGCGCAGAGGGTAGAAGAGAATTCAGGATCCTCAGTAAAGAAGAGTTGCAGGCGGCTCCAACGGCAGCGGCAAGGCAAACAAGGATGTTTGGGCCAGAGCAACCGGCAGCTCGGCTTCTCGAAGGACAACCGCGAGCGCAGATTCCGCTGGAGCCAGCGGTAGGGTTCAGGCAGCCAGCGCCGGGACAGGTGATACCGGGACAAGCGCAACTTGCGGGGCCTGCGGCTCAGGCGCAGGCACGGCTTGCATTGGAGCCAGCCGTAGGGTTCAGACAGCCAGCACCAGCGCAAGCGATACCTGGACAGCGAGCACTTCCAGCTCCCGCTGGTGCTGCACCCGGCGTTGTTGAGGGACAAGTTGTTGGGGCAGGCCAGAGAGTTGTTGGGCCTGTTGCGGCACGCGCTGCGGAGGGTATCACCGCTGATGAAGCTGGTCTGCTGGCGCTGACCAAGCAGCAACCATTGTCGCCGGCCGTGAAGAACGTCGGAGCACAGTTTGAAGCCTCAACACCCACTTCGAGCGCGAGAGTAAGTGGACGGTACGTGCTGGCTGAAGTGGATGACGTGAGGAACAGCTTCGAGCCAGGATTCAGGGATATCCTTCAGCCAAGATTCCGTGACGACGTTGCCACACAGATGCAGATAGCGAGGATCCAGGGGACATTCGATGCCAAGAGACTTGGATCATCGGTGACAACGGATATTGGAACTCCAATCGTGACCAAAGACCTGCAAGCCATGACCGGAAATGTACGAACGCAGGTGATAAAGAATATCTACGCTGCTGAACCTGAGAAGGCGAAAGCGTACAGGAAGTTCCTGAAGGAAAACGCTCAAGGCTTTGGGCTTGCTCCGGAACAGGTGGATGCGTTGCGGAAGCCGATTCTATTGCGGGTGGTTGACGATGTGGATGATGGGCTGACGCTTGAAAGATTCTTGGGAGAGTCGAATGGAAGGCAGACGGCAGGGCTGGGGATTGCCGAGCAGAAGCGCGACAGGGCGCTCTCAGAGAGGGTGCGGCTCTGTAGCGGGTAGTCTCCACCCGACACGGTGCCGATGGTGTGGCCGATTCCAAGATTGTCCGGAAACACTTGGGTATTTTTTCACCTGGAGAGGGAGGAAACCTCTTTGCGGCCACCAACAAAGCCTTCATCAAGCGATTCATTGATGATATTCCAGACAAGGAGCTGTTGTTGACGAAGACGGGGATCAATCGAGCCGAGGTACAGCGGAGAGTGAAGCAAGCCCTCCTCGCAGATACGCTCGGGCCGGAGAACACCGATCTCATCCAGATATTGACTGAGATGCCTGCTGAATCAGGACTTGGAAGAGTTGCGGCTGCGCTCACACAAACAGCAGGCAACCTTGCCAGGGTCAACCAGACACCCCTTGCATTGGGAGGGGAGATCAAGTTGGCGATCCAGGACGTTCTCAAGATGAATTCTGAGGGACTAACCCTCAAGCAGTTGTTGGGACAGGGTGAGATTTTTGCTGTCACGCCTAGGTCAGCTTCGCACGTGGAACTTCTTGAATTCCTGAGCAGATCTCCGAAGATCAAAGAGATCAGAGATGTATTCGATGAATACATCGAGGCAGCGGCAAAGATCGACACGACCACTGGAGACTTTTTTGGTGGATCAACGGATAAAGGTGTGCTGCTTCAAAGAGCCATTCAACGGGTTAAAGCACGGCCGGTAACAGAAGAGATTCCAGTTGCCAGACTCCAGGAGCAGACCATCGAGCGACACGTGACACAGCCGGGTTCATTGGCGACCGACGCCAACATTGAGAAGTTTGGGACGATGGGTAAATGGGAGCCGCCGAACCCGAGATCGCTTGGCGCTGGTGCTCGTAGAGAATTCAAGCCGCTGGATCAGGGGATTGAAAACGTTATTGCGGACATGGCTAACGGGCGCATTGAGCCGATCATCCTCCAGCGGATCCTGAACATCATCGAGAACCCGAAGAACATCGGCACGGCAACATCGGTGTCTTGGGTAAGACCAACTGATGTCGTGATGCAAGAGCTTGGTCTTGGGGCAATCTCTGAGATGTATCAAGGGGCGCATGAGGCTCGGCTGAACGCTCTGGTGAACATGGGGAAACGGTTGGTGGGCATCTACAAGAAGTCAGGTATCAGGAAAGGAAACGAAAAAAGCCAGTCCGTTTACAAGATTGTTGACCGGACGGCAACGCAGGCAGATTTCGCTGTAGCCGGACAGGAAGGCATCGTGGCAGCAGATGAGATCAGGGGAATTCTCAAGGAATTTGCGGATCGACTGGGCATTGTAGAGCAGAGAAGGATTCAAGACTACATGCCAAGGATATTTGAGCTTCAGGGTGCCGAGGAACTTGTGGCGGTGGATCTGGCTTCAGCGGTGAAGTACATTGGAAAGGTTGAGGACCCGTTTCTCAAGACACGTTTAGGTGCCACAGGATACGTTGAGGATGTGGTCGGAGCCATGGACTCGTACACGCGAGCTGCGATGAAGTACATATATCTACGGCGTCCACATGAGCAACTGAAAGGGCTTCTCAAGAATCAGGCAAAGATGCCAGAATCCACCGCGAGGTATCTGACGGACTACGCCTCGTACCAAATTGGGGCCAAGCACGCCACAGAGGTTAGGCTTGGAGGATTCTTCCAGAAGATGGCTTCGATGATGAACATGCTTGCTGGAGCGATACCCGTAACATCGCTTCGGCAATCTATCAAACAGTCCACAGCGAACCTGATGAACGCTCCCTTGCACATAGCGTTCAGGCAAGGTGCTGATTTTGTTCGTGGAAATATGTTCTTGGGTGCGCTGGGGGGAGCCGTGGATTCTGCTCTCACAAACCTGTCCCAAGGCATCAACACCTTCTCAGAGTTTGGGACGAAAGTATTCATGCGCGGATACAGGGAGATGGCGGCGGGGAAACTTGGAAACAAAGAGATCCAGCAAATTCTAAAGGACTCGAATGTTATCAACCTGTCTAGATGGGAACTCGTACAGGAGAGCGCACCGCTGGCTATCAAGAACGCGCTAGGCGACAAGTTGATGTTCATGTTTCAGGCCGCAGAGAACATCAACCGCAGCTCGGCATATCTTGGGGTGTACTTCGGAGCCATCGAAGGGACTTTAACGCGACAAGTTGCAGAACGTCTTGGGCTACAGGCCGGAATTAAGGCCACCAAGGAAGCGGCGGCGGCGGCGGGGAGGAAAGCGGCGAACCTGACTCAGTTCAACTACATGAGCACAGGGACACCGCTTGCGTTTCAAAGCCCGTTAGGAAAGTTCTTCGGACAGCTCGGATCCTTCCCGTTCAGGCAGATTGAATTCCTGTCCCCAGTAAGAACTGCAAAGGCTCTAAAGAATCTAGACTTTGCGAACCAGGACGTTCAACGGATCATTCGGTACATGGTTGGAACGGCCGTCATCACAAGTGGAGCGGAGGTATCCGGATTGGACATGCGTGACAACGTATGGCCGATCATTCCGGATGCAGCGCGGCCACTGGGATTCACCGCTGGGTTTGCGCGATTTGGCGTAGGCCCGATCCCACAGATGGGGCTGGCGCTATCGGCGCTGTCACGGGGCAGGGCTGAAGGACTGAGAGAATTCAAGCGGACGTTGCCGCTGGCTATTCCAGGCGGCCGGGCAGGCGTAAGAGCGTTTGAACAAATCAGGGAAGGTGGAGGGCTACTTCGTGCTAGCGGGCTTGCCAGGAGAGAATCTGGAGAAATCACGGTCGAGTCACTGTTCTAGGCATCATGTAAAATAACACACCAAGGAGAGAAGCCATGCCAACCCGAGTAAATCTTATTGAAGCAGAAAAGCAGAGCATCATCCAGGTCACGTTCAGCGTTGTCCCGGGTACGGCGGCATATGTTGCTGGGGACACGTTAGGAACAATACAAACGGTTGCCGGTGTAGTTTTGGCGAATGGAAGAAAAGGAATCGTCCAGACGGTCGATGCCGCTGACTCTGAACAAAACAATCCCAATCTGGACATTTATCTTTCCAGGGCAAGTTTTGCCCAAATAGCCGACAATGCTGCGTTCACTCTCAGTGCTGCCGATAAACTAAACACGTTGGGACACATCAGCATTGTTGCGGCAGATTGGAGGACATGGGGAGTGGCATCGAAGCCAAACGTTGGGAAAGTGTTCAGCGCTGACACGTTGGCAACAAATATGTTCGTTCAGTTGGTCATTCAATCGGGTGCAACGTGGACGGCCGCACAACGGATTGATGTGACGATGTACATCATCATCGAGTAAATGGGACTTACCTTAGCAGGGATTAGCCCGTTTTCTTCTGCGGCGGTTTACAGTGGTGCCGCCGCAGCGTGCGTTGAGCCACTGGCATTTGTCAGCGTTCAATCAGGTGGAGTGAACCTCACGGACGTAGTAACGACGCTGACACTTTCCAACGTAGTGATCGCCGCAAGCACCTGTCCGTTACGGCTCCAACTTGCATTGATCGCAAGAGAAAACGTTTACGTCGGCCCCAGTACGGCGATACAGGATGTAACTCGCGGCGGGGGGAGCATGACGTTTGGTTTTTCCTTCGGAAGCACGACGCCGATCTCCTGTGGCCCTCCGTCCTTTTGCGCCAGGATGGAGATGTGGTACATACTGAACCCGCTGGTTGGCACAGAAGATATCGTCGTTACGACATTGGGAGTTGATGCGGCTGGTGCTGGGATCATTGCTTCGGCGTGGCAGTTTAATGGAGTAAATCAGATTGCCCCATTTGGCGCTGAAGTCGCCGCTGGATCACAGACGGAGCAGCACTCATTGAACGTTCCATCGAACATTGGCGAATTGGTGGTGGCGTGGATACACGGAAGGCACAATCATGATTTGACTGAGCCGGGTGGAGGTCAGACGAACCGATACACAGAATTACACCATGGGCCAGCGTCCACGGATCGACACGCCGAGTCCAAAGGAGCCACGCTGGCCGGAGCCTCGACCGTTAATGTCCGGTGGGACAATGCTGGAAACAACCAGGACGAATCTATAACCGTAGGATTGTCACTACGGCCAGCATAGGGATGGGATGAATTGCACTTGCCGCATGCAACTGAAGCCGCTCTTTGGTCACTGTTTTGGGGTGCCGCTAAAACTATTGCGGTCACTTGGGTGATAGGGATGAGTTGGAGTGGGATCATGACGTTCGTGTTTCAGTCCAGATTCAAGACGGTATTCTCTAATTTTGGTGCAATCACAAAGAGGTTCGAGAAGTTGGACCAAGATGAGGCGAGGCGAGCGCAGGAACACAGGCAAGAAATGAGCGTGATTATGGAAAACCACCGTAGTGACATGGAAGGAATGAGGAATCAAATAATTCAAATGATAAAGGGAGGATGATATGGCATTTACGCCGAGAAGTTTCTTGAATGTAGTTAAGAACGCAGTGGGGACTCTGTTGCCAGGGGTAGGAAAGACGCTTGATTCCGTGGTTGAACTGGTGTCGCCAGGGAAAAAGCCAGATCTGCGTGACATGCAAATAGCCGTCAGTCTCGTCAAGGAGATCCGGGCGATCAAGCCAGGCATCAACAGCACCGAGTTCGTGGTATTGATTGCAGCAGACGGAACGTTTGGAAAGATTCTGTTTGATGACTCGATGCCGACTGGCCTGAGAATTGCCGCACTGATTGGAATTGCCGTTGTCACCGTGGGATACATGGTGTCTCGGGGACTCCAGAAGAAAAAGACCGCAGAGAAGGTCTGAACAGTCTGGCGTATGGCTAAATTCGGCAGTGTCATAAACAAACTTCTCAAGAACGAAGGCGTCAGATTTTGGAAGAATGGAAAGCCAATCAAGGGAAAGACCGGCTACGCGAACCATCCACGCGACAAGGGCAAGGAAACCAACTACGGAATAACCATCGGGGTAGCAAGACACAACGGATACCGAGGACCAATGAGGGACATTCCCTTTGCGGAGGTCCTGAGAATTTACAGGCTCAGGTATTGGGACAAGTTGCGTTGCGGTGACATGCCACCGAAGATAGCGGATGAAATGTTTGATGGAGCCGTGAACTGCGGACCTCGTACAATGGGAAGGTTTTTGCAGAGAGCCTTGAACTTGTTCAACAAAGAGGGAGTCAGGTATGCGGACTTGGTTGTGGATGGGAAGGTGGGAAAGAAAACCATCAGGACGCTGAAGCGTGCGCTGTCCATGGCTTGGTGGGTACCCATCGCGACATTCCGAGCGATCAACACACTCCGGCGTCGGCGGTACATACGGCTGGCGGAAGAACAGAAGCGATACGAGACATTCATCGGGGGATGGTTGATGCGCGACTGAAGTAGGTCATCATGTAATACAGGTAAGGGGCGACAACCTTGCGTGTCGGCACAGCGAAATGCTCGATGCCACCAGAACACGTAACCAAGGCTCGCCCCGAACCTTGTTCCAGGGCGAGGGCGCCCTGACCCGGCCGGATCCGGAATTCTGGATCCAGAACTCTGAAAGCATTAAACACCAATGGTTTGTGAGATTTAGCCCGGGGTGGACCTTCGCCCAGGGCAAGGGCTTGACAGGATCCTGAAAGGGGTATATGATTATGACTATGAAGAAGAAACTTACTTGTGTGAAGTGCAGGTATGAGTGGTCGCCACGGAAAAAGGTTGAGGACATCCGTGAGTGTCCAAGCTGTAAGACAAGACACTGGAGAGCACCATCCAAATACGAGCAAAATTCGACGGGACCTGCCCGGTCTGCAAAAAGCCGATAAGGCTTGGAGCATGGATTGAGTGGGAGAAGGAAACCAAGGAAGCGGTCCACGCGGCCTGCGCTGGTGGGGCAGTGGACGAAAGCAGGTATTCACAACAAGACGCTTTGACCGACGACAATCCGGTGTTCAGGATATGCCGGGAGCAGTTGGCGAAAGCGAAAGAAAAGGAGGGCAAAGATGACCGATCTGGCGGTCGTAAATCAAGTAGCAGATCTGGAGAAACTGTTTAAGCCAAAGCCGATTCTGCAAGAGCTTGGGTCCAATGTGAAGGTGATGTTGGCTGACGCAAAGGGCATGACGGTGAACAGCGAAGCCTCTGGAAAACTAGCCACGGAGAGAGGGCAGGCCGCAAAGGCGCTGGTAGATTCCCTGGAAATTCAGCGGAAGGAAATCGTTGATCCGATGACAAAGCACACGCGCACGATCAATCAAATGTTCAAGGGACCGCGCGACGATGCTCAGGCCACCGTGGATACTCTTGAGGAAAAGGTGTCCTATTACACGGATCAGAAAAATCGTAAGGTCGAAGAGGTTGCCGCACAAGAGCGAAAGCGTATAGGTAAAAACTATGGTGCTCAGGTGAAGCGCGCCGAATCATCGGGGCACGCAGCTCCGCCGCCGCCGCCGATGCCAGAGGCGACAAAGCAAACGGTCGAAGGTTCAAAACAGAAGAGCGTGTGGGAATATGAGGTTTTGGAAATCAATCGTATCCCAGCTAAGTACCTGGAAGTAAAGCACGGGAAAATATTGCAAGGTCTTGCGGACGGTGAGGAGATACCGGGAATCAAGGCGTCAAAGAAAACCTCTACGTCGTTCACCACATGAAGAAAAAAACCAGAGCGATAGCCAAAAGGCGAAAGAGGGCAATGGTGGTTCGCCGCAAGAGAAGTCTAACGTCCGACATACCCAAGCAGGACACGCTGGCGTTGGCGGCGGTGAAAAAGCTGGGAGTCAAGATAGTTTCACACAAGGATTACTTCCGGCCGGTGATGACAAACGAGCAAATCTTATGGGTTCTTCAAACGGATAAGAAGAGTGGCAAGCAGACCGAGAAACCCTTCGTTCCCTATCCTCCCATCTTGGATAACCTACATCGTCGTGGTGTTCAGTCGATAATACCGGATTCGTTGCCGGACAGACCTTGCAAGTGTTACAACGCCAGTGCGGGAGATGTTACGTTTCGATCCAGAGTGGTGATTACACTGAGGAACGGTCAAGTGTTCGCCGCCGAAGGTGATGCGTGTGTTCATAACTCATGGGCAAAGAGCGCATTGCCTCGCCATGCGGAAACTAGGGCGAAAGCTCGGGCCGGTCGAGATGCCACGAATATAGGTGTGCCCTGCATTGTTGAGTTGGCTCCTTATGACGGGCATATGAGGCAAGGTGATCGGATACTCAGCAAAGAAGAGATGGAACGAGTGGTCATGGGTGAGGTCGTTGAAGAGGATGACAAGAAAACCAGCCCAACAGTGGCAAAGGGGAGTCCAGCCATGGGAACGCCGACAGAAGCGGAGATGCGGGGCGGAAAGACAGCAACCGAAAAAAGAAAAGAAATCGAACACGACGATCCATGGGTGAAGGCCAACGCTCGGCTGCACGCCGAAGGGCACCGCTTGAAACTGGACACGGGATTGCTGCACAAGTACATCCACGCCAAAGAGAATGTGAAAAGCATCAAAGAGGTTCCGGCCGAGAAGTTGGCTGATTACGCTGACAATCTAAAGGGTGTAACAGAGGGATCCTCGGGCCACAAGAAGATAGTTGAAGAACTGAACAAGATGAAAGAAGCGGCGTGAAGGCACAGCCCCGGGGAATCTACCACCCGACCGATCCACACTCCAGCTTCACGGAGATCACGTTAGCTGATGAGTGTGAAAAGCGGCACGATTGGGAATATCGGTTGGGGCATCCGATGGACAGTCGGATGGCTACGTTCGGGAAAAAAGGTCATGAGTCCATAGCCAAAGTAAACATCGCCTTGATGGAAAACAAGGATGGAATATCCGAAGAGGACATTGAGGGAGCACTGGTATCACTGACCGGGTTTAAGGACTATGGCTACTACGCTAAGTTCTGCGATTGGATGAGAGATTACGCAGCCAAGTCCAACATGGAACGAAGTCAAATTATCGGGGTGGAGGTTCCCATTGAGGCACCACTTCACATGGGGCCGGGCCAAAGGCCGGTGAAGATCCAGGGAAAGATAGACCGCCTGGACCGTCTGGACATGGGAGAGTGCGCCATTACCGACTTCAAGCTATGGGGATTGATCCCATCTCAGGAAGAGTTGGAGGCCGATTTTCAAATGGGACTTTACAACTGGTGTCTCAGATACCCACCGCTGGCCGAATCATTGGGGCTGAATCCATTACGGACATTTCGCAAGCGATGGGTCAGTATATTTCATGACATAACGATGGAAGCCAAGGCAGATCTTAAAGACGCCGATGACGCTGAACGGTATGCCCGGTCAGTGGTCACTCGGATGATGGGTACGCACAAGAGAGAGCCGACATTCAACCGACGCTGCACGAGCTGTGGACTGGCTCGGCGCTGCAAGGCGCTCAACAGGGAAATGGGCGGAATCAGAATGGCAAAGATTATCACGCCGTCGATTGAGGAATACGTCAAGTATAGCCAACGGGCGGCGGTGATCGGGGAAATGAGGGAGAAGGTTCAGACGGCATTGAAAAGACGCCTGGAAGAATACGGGAAACCAATCATAGAGAAGGGATTGAAAGCATACCTGCGACATGATCCGGGAGGGCAAGAGGTCAAGTTCACTCGCGCTCCGTTCACGGCGATCACGGTGAAACGGATTGCAAAGGGGGCAAGGAAATGAACGTCATCTTCGTAAGTGGCCTGGTGCAAAGGCGGGAAACGGTACAGGTGCAGGGAGGAAGTTTGCTGACCAAGCTGACAATCAGAACCGAAGAGAACTATATCAGCAAGGCCGGTGAGCCCAAGACGAGCCACACGTCATTCGACATCGTGTGTTGGGGAAACCTCGCGCAGCAGACTGAGCACTACCTGGATGGATCCTACCTACAGGTACGTGGCCGGATGGCAAACCGGGCGTTCGAGCACCAAGGAAACAAGAGGTGGAAATGGGAACTGATTGCGGCCAATGTTGAGCTGATCGTGGAGCCGATGATAGCCCCGGCCGCAGCTCCAGCAGAGCCACCGGCCGCTGAAGAAAAAGCGCCGACGCTATTTGGAGGGGACGATGGGCAAGGGCCAGCGTGAGTACGCCAGATTTCAACAGGCCACCTTGGCACGGTGGAGTAAGAACTCAACTCGTGGTTTCACAGTTCGAGATCGAACAGCGGACGGGGTTATTCACTGTGCGAAATGTCCGGATTATGAGCGTGTCCCGGTTGCTGACATCGTTGAGAAAATTGATGGGCACTGGAAATTCAGACTTGGAAGGCTGTGTGTTGGCCATAAAAAGGGACGATTATCTCATCCGGAAAGCAAGATGTCCGAAGAGGGGGTATTCCCGATATGTCACTATTGCAATGGCATGATGTCCGGAGCCAACTACAAGGAGGGTGAACCACAATGGACAGAAAAACAAAACCGATAGCTGATCGGTTCTGGTCGAAAGTGTCAAAGGTGGGTTACGCTGCCGCGCCTGATTGCTGGATCTGGATAGGACAGATAGACCGTAAAGGATACGGCCGGATCAAGAACATGAGCAAGTCACACAGCCCACAGTATGCTCACCGGATATCGTGGTTGCTGCATCGAGGCCCGATACCAAACGACGTGGACATTCACCACAAGTGCGGAAACAAAGATTGTGTGAACCCGGCGCACCTGAGAACGATAGGACACGTTGAACATTCGATCTTGAGCAATCGCATTTGGCACACAACGCCAGCCCTGGAGCTGGCATAGGAGACAACATGGGTGCACACGGTAAGAAGCGCAAGAAGAAAAAGAAGCAGGGTAAATAAATGTCCGAAGCGATAGTTATGTTCTGGTGGATGATGGTAGGGCATGCGTTGGCAGACTTTCCCTTGCAGCCGCGTGACATGACTGTAGGAAAAAACCGACACCGTGTTCCGGACAACATTCCACCCGGCCAGACGTTGGCTACAGTTTGGCCGTACTGGATGACGGCTCACGCCTTGACTCACGGTGGGGCCGTTGCTTTGGCAACGGGAAGTGTTGCCCTAGGGATGGCTGAAACAGTTATTCATTGGATGACTGACTTTGCAAAGTGCGAGAACTGGACAACGGTTCATCAGGACCAAGCAATCCACATGATCTGTAAAGTCGGCTGGATGCTACTGGCGATTGGATGGCACTAAAAGGTGAGGACGGCAGCGCGAGCGGTCAGCTTGAAAGGTTTATCGAATACCATGACAACTACTTGCTGGTTGAGGACGCCAAGAATTTGAGAAACATAATATTCGTTGCGCGTTGCGAGGGACAGCAGGAAACGAAAAGACTAACAGATGCAGTTGAAGCCGTATTGAATCTCAAGATAGATCAGGTGACGCACAACTACCATGAATGGCACGAGCTGCGGCAGGCCGTGAAAACGGGAGGTTAACATGAAGAACGCGCACACATGCCGACACTGCAACGTTAGTGTTTTGAGCAATCCGCAGGAATTTGAGGTTGGCGTTTGTTTCAAATGTCAGCATGAAGCCAGGGAGAAAGAACAGGCGTTCAAGCGCCAAGAGGAAGAGAGAAAGCGAAAAGAGAATAAAACGGTTGAGCGTTCAGGTGAACTGGATCCAGTGGTTGAAGAGTTAGCGGCTCAGTTGAATGAGGTTTGTCAATGTGAGGCCGAGCACCAGCATCAGGGACACTCCGTCAAGGACTACAGAGACGCCTCGGAAAGCGTGAAGGGTTTTAATCGAGCGTTGGCGATCTTCGTTCTCAAGCGGCAAGCCGAAGCACGTGTTGCTACGCAGTCACCTGAGCAAGAGCAGGAGCAGGAAGCGACACCGATCAATCCTGCGGACTACTGGATCAAACTTCGGAATGGAGAAACATCACTCAATGGAAATCTGGAAAGGGGTGGCGACAGTGGGCGGCAGTGGATCTATGTCCACGCTTGGGATTGCGAGGGCGGATGTGAATACTCGTGCAATCCGCTCCATCCTTTCAATGCGAAGAAGGAAACATGACGCCGCCCCAGGGGATGAGTGCAAGGCAGAGAGCTATGGAGCTGATGTCCGGTGTAGGGAGCATGATCGCCAACTTGGGCGACCTGCCGGTGCCGATAGTGACGCGCTCACAGATGATCGCTTTGATTCAAATGGTTATTGGGCAAGCCGAAGCCGCCGCCCGTGCTGACGAGCGGGTGAAGTTTGTTGCAGTGCTTATAGCGGCAGAAACACTGATCGAATTTACCGATGGAGTTTTCGATCCTAACGACGATACGAAAACCGAATATTGGTGTCCTGTTTGCGGTGGGAATGAAGCCGCGAACAGCGCGAGAATATGTAACGCGGGATGTCCTAGGGAGAAGTTGTACGACGCTGTTACCAAATACAACAAAAACCAAATGACCGAAGCCCAGCCAGTTGAGCAGGATAAGCCATGACCATTTCCGCGTTGTTGAAAGAGTTGAACGACTGGATGAATAGGCGATGGGACATAGAGGCGTTTCCTGTCCCTAAGCCGACCCTGAACCGCCTGATCCGCATAGCCGAGGCGGCGGCTGATGTGGTGGAAGAGGCCAAGGTATATGGAAGTGGGCAGATATCCTCTGGACGTATCAAAGTGTTAGCAAGAGCCCTGCGAGGCGACGTTGGGCGCAGCGAGGGGGAGGGGACATGAGCGAAAGGTTGGTAACTGTTCAGTATGTGCCTTTGTCTAATGAGCTTTTAAGAATTTGGAAAGGGCCGGGCAAAGGAAAATGGGTTACATTTTTCCGTGGTGAAGAGCGAACATTTAGGGGGATGACGAATTGTGTAATCAGAGGATTGCAAAGTGGTTCCTGTGAGGACAGGAGTCCAGGATGTCCCTATCGAATTATCGTGAAACGATGGCGTCCAGATAAGAAAAGAAAAGTTGCGAAGCGCCAGCCCAAGAGCGAGGGGGAGCAACATGGATGAAGATAAAGCTAACTTCGTGTGTTTGATGTGCGGGGAGCCATTTAAAAAGAGCTTCGTGAAGCTGATCGATGAGCACATGGGTTCACTGAACAGCGTCAGTCCGTGTTGTGCGACTAATTACGTGGCGGCGTGGGCCTACTGTCTGGTCGTCCCGTTTGAGTCAATGCAGCCAGTGAGCGAGGGGGAGGGGACATGAGATGGTGGAAGCCCTGGCGCAGGGTGCTGGGTACTGTGCATGAAGTGCTGGCCTGGATGGAGAAGCAATTAAAGCCCACGGCGCAAAACCTGAACTTGTATGGACGCCCAAAGCGCAAGGTAGCAATCGCGCTAATCAATGTGGTCGTTTGGGTGGACGATAAGCTGCTGAATTATCTGATTCCAGATGACTGCGTGATATCGTTCAACCCGCAGCCCAGTGAGCCGAAGGGCGAGGGGGAGCATAAGACATGAGTTGTCCACCACGGCCAGTTGCGCCACGGTTTTGGGCGAACGTGATAAAAGCCAAAGGGTGCTGGGGCTGGAAAGCATCTAAGGACAGTGACGGATATGGCCACATGTGTGTCAACGGGAAGGAGGTAGGTGCTCACCGGATATCGTGGTGGATTCATAACGGGAAGATTCCCAAGGGTTCGTTTGTTCTGCATACGTGCGACAACCCAATCTGTACGAATCCTCGCCACCTATTTCTTGGCAACAACAGTATCAATCTCCTTGATATGTTTGCAAAAAGAAGGGCGCGGGTGCAAGCATGAAAAAGACCCGGACCATTACGCTGGACATAGGAAGACAATGGGAAGTGAGAAGCCCCAACGCGGGTCGCGAAGTGTTTTGGGATTTGGGCTCTGCTAAGTATGCGATGAAATATTTGTGCGAGAAGCTTCCCGATAAAGGCCCATATTCGATTGTCCGTGTAGTCAGAACTGAAACGCTACTGACCGGCAAGGTGGGCAAGGGGAGGAAGCGGTGAAATTCTGCTACGCGGATCCACCATATCCTGGATGCGAGAAGCATTACGGCGGCCGCGGAGTGAACCATAAGATACTCATCTGGCATCTGGAGCACGACTTCGATGCCTTCGCGCTATCCACGAATCAGAAAAACCTCGCCTACGTTTTGCCCATGCTGACCTGCAAGTATAGGATCATGGCCTGGGTTAAGACGTTCGGCGGTTCGATGGCGACATCCAATCCGTCATACTATTGGGAGCCGGTTATTGTCCACGGAGGGCGCAAGCGCAGGCCTAGAGAATACGGGCGTTTAGATTGGTGTGAAGCTCACACTTACATGCATGAATTGGTCAAGCAGCAGGTGGTAGGGAAGAAGCCAAACAAGTTTTATCATTGGTTGCTAGACGTGGTGAACGTAAAGCGGGGAGACGAGGTGATCGACCTTTTTCCTGGAAACGGAGGATTAAGTCACGTTGTCGATTCGCACATGAACCAACAGGTCTGGCCGCTAGAAACAGAGATCTCGAGTCTGGGCAAAACTCAATTATTCAATCGGGGGTTGACGCCACCCGCAGCGCAGCCAGCGGAGGAGGGGAAGACATGAAACCCGGAGGGCAGTATCGCAAGGGAGCGAACGCAGAGCGGTGGCTGGTCAAGTGGTACTTACGGCATGGCGCATTGCACGCGATGCGGACGGCTGGAAGCCATAGCAGTTTCGACGTAATCGCGTTGTTCAAGGATCACACGGAAGTCGTTCAGTTGAAGGCGGGAAGCAAACCCACGAGCAAGGATAGCATAAAGTTTCTCAAGGCCATAAAAGACATTGCGGCCAGCGCCTACTTAGTGCATCTCACAAGAGGACAGATAATAATTACTTGGATGAATGGCCGAGGTTTTCTTTCTCCGTTGTGTGATGGGAAACTATAGCCTTTTTCAAGTTACCTGAAGCGCTCTCTACCATAGATTTCATCTTCTCGATCCGGCCAGTTGTCCACACAATGCGATCCCACAGCACACGGACATGCTCACGGGTAGGTTCAATGGAGGCATCGCCCCGGGCAACCTTAATCGCTTCGTTGTAAAGTCTGTCCTCTTGTTCTTCCATGCGTTCATCCTCCTGGCGTTGTAGGTTGTCGGCGCGTTCTTCATCTTCAAGGCAGTGATCGCAAAGCCATGCGCCCCTGTATTCATCTGTCCCGGGACGTTGATTGCACCGATCACAAGCACCTTCCCGGGGTCCGGTATGCTGTGGGCCGAGGTCGCCTGTTGGCGTGCTCACGGTTTATTCCTACTCTCACGCTCGGACAGCATGGCAATAGCGGCACAATAAGCCATGTCTGCATGTTCAGCCATGTATTCACACCCATCGCTATTTGCTAACAGGCCGGTCAACGCCGCTGCCGCGAAATAGTCTAAGACAGATATGCCATCACATCGCAGCTTGATCTCGCCATCTTTTCCAAGGTCGAGTTGAGGTACTTGGGGAAACGCTCCGCCACCGTCCTTAATGTTCATCAGCAATTTCTCTCCTCTATATCCTGCACCAGGATATATTCAGATTTGCAGCACGGGGACTTACGGTCCACGGCTTCCACGTTTAGGTCATCTTCATAGTTCACGTGCTGAAGCTGTGAGAATGGGAAATGTTTACCACATCCCAAACACATACAGCTTTCTGACGGCACGATGAGGTTAGACATTGAGGCCCATCTTGAGCAGGACGTTTCGCAGGAGCCGAGCCGTCAGCGTGTAACCGGCCGCTGTCAGCAATTCCACGGCGGTCTTGAGCACCGCAATCTCGGAGGATTCTAGATCCGTCTGCACTATCATGTTTTATGCTCCGGCCAAACCGCATCGACAGCGGCCTGAACATCTGTCTGGCGGTCCCACCACATACCAAAACTCAGAATATTCTCGCCGGTACAGCTAGCTACGGGAAAATCCCTACACATATATGGACAGCAGATAATGGCTGCTGGGTGTAGTCCCATTGGGCAGGCGAAGCCTTCTCTGTCTGGCCGAGAATGTCTCCACCGAAGGCGACCATAAAACTCACGCACGGGCAGGTCCGGTGGGCGTGACACTGATTCACGTATAGCCTCAAGAACTGGCTTTGCTTCGTCTGGAATCGGTCCAGTGATAGGCATTAGCTGTCATCCTCTGCCATTAGTGCGAAGTTGGCTTTATGGATAGCCTCATCCACACGCACGTCGGCGTCACTCATTGCATCGTCAGCTTGTCCAGCGTCTTTAATGTTTCGAGCATATCTCACAGCCTCAAGCACATCACGCAAGGAAGCGATAAGGGAAGCGGTAGCATTATCCATTGTCAGTATCCTTTGCCGCAGGTGCGGCGGTAGCTTTGGCGATGATTTGTTCGGCGTGCCGGATTTTGTCTTGATTTCCTCCTACCGGGTGAGCATGAGCATAACCCTTGGCCATGGGTAGGATAAACACTAGGGCGTCAAGTAATTCTGCTGCGATACTTTCCTGCATCATATATTCTCCCGTTCCGGCGCATGTCTCACATTGCTCCAGCGGCCACCCAACCCCTGTAACCCCTGATCCATCACAATCCTTACACGTTTTCATTTGTTTTCTGTCTACTTTCAGCTTTGGCTACGGCTTGGCGTGCGTCTTTGCAGACCGTGGCATGTTTATGGTCCGGGGCAGAGCCGTCCTTAAGTGGACAGATGCAGTATCCTCCGCGATCATCTCCGCCCATGTGATTCATGTATTTTAGTGCCGCAAACAAATCAAGTGCAGCGGCAAGTAGAGGTGCATCTTGAGGAGATATGTCTCTAGCCACGGTCTGACCCTTTGCATCGTCAATCCGGTAAACGTGAGGATCATTCCCAGAGCAATCGGGTTTCACGTTCCACGGTCCCGGTGTGTGGTTCATGGTCAGTTGATCTCGGCCAGGGCTGTGATCTCGTCGTCAGTGAAGAACCCTTTAACTTGGTTCCATTCTGCGACAACGGCTTTATGGGTTTTCTCTGCTTTACGCGAGTCGGTATCGTATCCATATTCAGCACAGAACTCCTCAAAGGTTCCGGGGTCACGCTTGGTAAGGCAAGTCAACACGGCATAGGCTGAAGGCTTGTTGTCACCGCTCCCGGTGCTATCGGCGGTGGACTGACCGAACGTTATACCAAATCTGTGCGCGATAGAGCAGGAACCACGCATGCGCCTGAAGGTAATGCCGAACACATCCCGGCTTTCTTTGTCGTCATCAAAGTGGGGCCGATAGCCTAAATACCTCACGGTCATTTTCGCTTTACATTTTGCAAGGAAACTTTTTCCTTGTGCTCTGTACTGGTAATCACTCATTAGCTGTGTACCTCCTTGGGCCACACTGCATTAACGGCAGCGCGGGCGTCTTGTTGTTCATCCCACCAAATAGCAAAGCATTTGATTCCACGGCCAGGAAGATCCCAGCCTTTTAGATGGCGTTTAACCCATGGCTGCGGTGAGATTGCGCCAGGGAGTAAGCCCATTGGACAGCACACCATTGCGGTTCGCTTAAACCAACGCAAGCGGTTAGAACCTGTTAACCGAGGCAAGCGGCGAGGCCGCTTCACATTCTTACGAATACAGTCCAACACTTTTGCTGCACACGGGGGAATTCGTCGAGTAATACTCATTAGCTGTGATCCTCCTGTTGCGCTTCGACTGGCTCAATCCTGTAACCGGAGTATTTCATTGCCCAGTCAACTGACTGTGGCTGGTGTCTGAGGATGAAACTATAACATTCGATGTTGGTACCACGAAACAGCTCTACGTTATCCTTGGTGACTTTGCATGGAGTTGTCATTTCCATTAGCTGTGATCCTCCAGGGCAGAATCGAGCAAGAGTAAACCACGGTCTTGCAGTCGATTCAAAAGGGTGACCTGAGATTTAAGTGACACGCAGATCAAAGCGAGCGGTGCGTTCTCGAATACTGTTGCTGTGTGGTTATTCATGAGCCGCTCTACGTCCTCTTCGGTCTGAACGTTGGAGAGCAGGCAAACGTAGGGTTTCATCCAATCGGGCAGAGTCCACTTTTTCATCGTTGAATCTCCTGAAGGTGAATCCTCGGCGAATACACTGGGTACACAGCGCACAACTTAGCCCCTGCCAAAGAGGAACCGAGAACCACCACACTAGGAAGGCTATTCGTTTGTACCATTGGCAAGGACTGATATTGCATGTGTCATGCCAAGAGCTTCTACCAATGGTGGTGGTGGGGTGTCAGAGAATCCACAAGCGCTTGGGGTCGGTGTCAGGGTGTCAGTTGACGGATGCTGACATCACAAGCCCTGGTATGAATTTCTGACACGCACAACATATGGTGTGACACGATGCGCGAGAGTCGAAGCTATGGGTTTAGCTGTTGATCCCATACCAGATGTGGGGCTTGTCGGAGCGGGTGAGGCCGTGCGCCCGGACGCTGGCGGAATCACTCGCGGGGCAGATCGTCAACGAATGGCCCGGCGCGCGAGCGAAAGACGAAGCCGAAGCGGTTAATCTCTGGAGGGCGGTTGATGTCGAGCTTGGTGGTGGGGTTGGCTTGTCTCTTTCGGAAACGTAGGCTCTACCAGCACGAGCACGGGGGACAACGTGGCATGTAAAGGTTGGAGGGGAACGTCCGGCTTTGGAGTGTTCACAGGTTATCAACACACGCAGAGGATATGCAGACAGGGATTAAGGAGTTATCAACAGGTTTCAACAGGCTACTACTACTATTCCTAAGGGGGATGGGAGGAACCAGGAGGGAAGGGGGCCGTTTCACGTGAAACAAAGGTGACATGGGATGGTGTCATGGCGTGGTACATTCATGGCATGCCACCAAAGAGGGTCAGCATATGCGGTAGCGAGGAATGCCCAGGCCGCAGGGCATGCCGAGCGTGCAGGCGGATTGTAGAATCGAAGCGGAGAGCGGCGCGCAAGGTGAAGGAGCGTGCGCCAAGGATGACAGTGGCGAGTGAAACGCTGGGGGAACCGGTGGTTCAATCCTTCCTGCCGCCGGGTACGTTGGGCGGTGCAGCGGACTCAGCCGCTACGAACCTATCGCAGGGGATTGACCTCAGCCACGTGATACCGGGGCCTGACCTGAAGCCGAGAGAGCTAGGGCCGGGTAAGGACCGGGGATGGTGCAAGCGATGCGGGGAGATGACCGACCAGTGGTATCAGCGCACGTTGGATCAAGCGAAGGTGAGGCTATGCAAGCGCTGCAAGAGAGAGAGCGAGGCCGAGCTGGCAATAGGATGATCAAGCGAGAGGGTTGCTCATGGCTGCTTGTGGTGTGTGCTGTGGGGTGGTGGGTGGTCGTGATGGCGATCTGGGGGACGCTGTGGCTCGTCGGGACGCCGTGACGGCGAGGGGGGGGTTGGGGACCCCGGATCCGAGTCGCGGAAACCCGTGTTCCCCATGAGGGTTGTCCCAAGTGTAAGTGTGTGTGGGTGTGAGGTCTGTGGGGAAAAGAAAGGTGGAAAAAAATCCGAGAGGGAGAAGGGGGTTTCAGGTGGAATGTGAAATGGATTTGAACGTAGGATTTCGGGTGGGGAAGACGGGGTTCCAGATTTGGGTGAAGCGGAAAGGGAGGGACATCTGGGGTCCGGGATTTGCCCTGGGGTGGAATTGGAAGTGGGGATGGAGATGGCCGCACCTGTGGGTGGTTAACCGGAAGGGTCTGATGAAGAACTGGTTTTCGATGAGGAAGGTGACAGAGGGGGTTTCATGAGCGTGACGGTTTGGGACGAGCAGGCGTTTGTGACAGACAGCATGATCGTAGAATTTGCGAAACGTGAAGTTGAGAAAGAGCGAGAGAGGGATTTTTGCCGGGAGTTGGATTACGCGGTCAATGTGACATTGCGCGAATACTGGGGCGAGATGACGCCGCTGGAGCGTTATGGCGTGACCGTGTTTCCAGGAGACAGGGTGGCGGCATGAGGCTGGCCGAATTGGAGATGAAAATCCAGCGAGAGATCTTATTGTTTGGGACGGTTGTGGTCGCACCAACGACACTGACCGATCAGGACATCCTGGATGCGGTCAAGTTGTTGAACGCCAAAAATTTCCCGAAGGAAGATGCGTGGGTTCCAGTCCATCCATCGTGGATTAAGCGCTGGGAGGACCAGCGACTGTGGTGGCCGAGGTTCGTAGAAACTGTGCTGGTATTGGCGTTATTGGTCATCATGCTAATGACCGGGACCGGGAGGTTATAATAACGGCATGCCGCATAAAGATCGGTTGAAACCGATGGACCTGCATGGTTACATTGACCAACGAAGACACGTTGGGAAATTGGTGGGCCTGACTGACCCTCCGCTTCAAGTTTCAAAGGAATTCGCGGAAGAGTTCGAGAGAACATGTGCATTTGCAAATTGGATCTGCTATGCGCTGGCCCTGTGTGCCGGCCCGATGCTGATGTTTTGGCTGTCCCGGGTGATCGTACCTTGAACAGCACTCAGACCCGGCCGGATCCGGGGACCGTTATTGTCGATGCCGTGACGCTGACCGTGAAAATCCACGACTATTTCCACGGCGACCTGGACAAGATCAAGCGTTGGCTTCTAACGCGCAACAAGGAGATTGGTGGACTGACGCCGCTCATGTGTATTTTTTACGGCGGACCGCAAAAATTCGGGATGTTCAAGTGGGTTGAGAGAGCCGTGAAAGATAACACGCTGGAAGGAAGCAAGATTGAGGTCGTGAGTTGAAGAGTTTCAGGGACGTTGATGGAATCGAAATGGTCCAGATGGAAATGCTCAACGTGGGATTTTTCAGAGTGCTGGGAATCGACGGATTAGACCATGGCTTACTTCTTGAGCCGGACTACACCATGGATCCGAGCAGGATCAAGAAAGATTTTGAATGGAAGAATCTGTTGGCAAAATCTGGCCTCGGCAACCAGGCGGGGCCGACCGGGATATTGTTTTATCACAAAGGTGGGACGGACCAGTGGCCTTCTATTGCCTTTGAAGAAAACTACAAGGACCAACCAGGGATACGGGTTATGTTTCAGCCTCCTGAATGGCGGCCTATCATAATCGACGATTCGGAAAAACAAACCAGGAGGATTGCAAATGCCCATCGGAACTAATCAAACGAGTCGAGACACGCAGGACCAAGGACCCAGGGCAAGGAAGGGACCGGACACCAGAAATACTCCAGCAAACATCAGCCCCAAAAAACTCAAGGAAGAACTCTCAACGGAAATCGCACAAGCTCTGGCACGGATGAATCATTGGGTGAACGAATTTCAAGCGCTGGATTGGAATGTTGAGGCGAAGCATCACGACTGCTCGATGGTCATGACGGGGACATTTGTCCTGGGACGAGTTAATGCTACGACTGCCGACAAGGAAAAGCGTGACAACGGAATCAGGGCTATCAAGAGACACGAAGCGCAGTTGAAGACCATGGGGTTTATTACCACGTTGAAGGCTGGTGAAAGTGAATTCATTCTGACGGCAGTGCATCAGGCATCCAGAGATGCGACGAATGAGGACATCATGGTTCCTCATCCGTTGAATCCAAAGATGGGCTGGGTTAAGTTCAGCGAAGCAGTGAAGATTGAGGCGGATTCGCGTGCGGTAGCTGTTCAGCGTGACGAGGAAAAACGAGAGGAACAAAACCGAGCACAGGAAGCGGCCGACGCCAAGGCCAGAGGTGACGCTGAAGCCGCGCGAGTCAAGAAAGACGAGGATGATTGGTTGGCGCAGAAAGCGGCGGAGAAGGCTGAGGCTGATAGGGTGGAGAAGGAAGCGGCCGACAAGGCGGCGGCGGATGCTGCCAACCAGACGGGCAACAACACGGGCTCGTAATCTTGCCTGATGGATCTTCCCAAGAAATGGTTCGACGAGGAGTTGTGGCCGCAGTTCGAGACCGCATACCTCAACGGGAAGGTCACTCATTACTTCACGTTTCTCAAGCAGATCATGTCTATGCCGCCGAGCACCATCAGGAATTTTGTGCGTCGGAACAAATGGGCGGATCGTTTGAAGAAGCTACAAGATCAGGTGGAGGCAAATCTAGCGAAACTCCAGACGAACGACGCACAGGTACAGCTTTACAAAGATCAGCGCCGAGTAACAGAGATGCGAACAAAGGTGCTGGATCAGATAGACGCTGCCTTGGAGGGAAAATCAGATGGCAAATTAGACTCACGAGAACTGAAGACCATAGCCGATACATTGCATACGGTGGAAGCTGATGTGCGGGAAAGTCAGAAGAGTCTGGAGATAAAAGATGGGGACGCAGTTATCAGAGTTCTTATCACCAACAAAACTGCGCCATTTGCCCACGAATATCCAAATCGTGGACAGGTCCATCCGAATGGAGATGCTGGATTGGCAGGGGGAAGTGCTCAACGATCCAGCCAGGGAGAAGACGGTCTCGGGGGGCCGGGGGATATGGAAAACAGACTTCGGAATGAAGTGGTTGACCCTGGAAACCCTGGAGAGTCAGTTCCGGGACGTAGCGGTGTTCACGAGCCCGTCATACAAGCAGGCCAAAAGGAACATTTGGGACAAGTGGAACAAGTTCCTGGAGGACCAACCAGTAAAGATCAAGGTGGGAGAAAACTCCCAGGATCTAGTGATCAGACTGATAGACGGGAAGTCGATCATCCTGGTGGGGATGGACAACTTCGACGCCCTGCGGGGCATCCACCCGCTGGGAGCGTGCAACGACGAGAAGGCGTACTCGCCAATCCTGGGGTTCAATGAGGTACTTGATCTGGCGTTGGCAAACAAAAAAGGAAAAGTTCTCAATCTCTCAACTCCGAAAGGACGCCAGCATTACTATCGAACTTTCATGAAAGGCTGGGGAAAAAGTGCGCTCAAAGGTCACAAGAGCTGGATCTTCGGACAGCCAGACGTGATGACGATACCTTACGAAGAATTACTGCGGTATATGCCGGGCATGGGCGGTGACAAAGAGATGACGCCAGACTACTACGCGCAGGAATGGCTCGGACAGTTTCTTGGATATGAAGGTCTGGTGTTTCCAGAATTTGTTGCGAGGCCATGGCCCGAAGGGCATCTCTTGTCGGTGCAGGACTGGAACGCGATCCGCGATCAATGCTACATCTTCGGAGCCTGTGATTGGGGATTCGCGGATGAGACGGTATTCCTGTGGTGCGCGAGAACGCCTGATGGTCGGATCATCATTTTCAAAGAGTTCACGGTAAAAAACCGGACACCGACACAAGTGGTTCAACTTATCAAGGGAAAACATCCACTGCCGGATATTACCTACCTGGATCCGCATGCTTGGGATCGTGAAAGAGATGGAAAGTCGGTAGCTGACGAATTCAACAATGCGGGACTAAGATGCGAGAAGGCCGACAACAGGTTCCAGGCGTCAATTCAGCACATAAGAATAATGCAGACGCAAGCGAATCCATCCGACTACTACATGTTTATGATTGTGGAAGGTCAAGCTACGAAGTTGTCTCAAAACTTGTCGTCGCTGGAGGACAGGGATCTCGAACCAGCCGGAGGCGGATTCAAGCGCCATGCAGATTGTCACGCGGCCGACGCTGCCAGATATGGAGCGATGACCCTGTGGGCAACGCCAATCGTAATTACCACTGAACAACTGGTTGAGCGTGGCCCGATCTACATTCCTTCACAGAATAGTATGGACCCGAATACGAATTCAGAAGTGGAAGAACAAATAGAATTCCATCCAATCTCAGGGAGGCCACTAAACTAATGGCTGAACACGTACCAAATGTAATAACGGAATCGAAGGTGAACGAACCGCCGATTTCGAGAATAATTATGGAGAGAGTCCAGGAGCACATAGATTACGGTGGTCAGTTTGTGCGAAACGCCAGACGGAACGACCGTATGTATCGTGCGTTGGGAGAGGAGCGGCGTGCGGCAGAGCCCGGAAGACCGAGAGCGAATACAGGGAGCCTTGAGTATCACCGCAACGTAGAGTCTGTCACGTCAGCCGTTGACGCTGTGCATTGGGGTGATGATCCTTGGTTCATGCCGTGGTCCAACGAATCTCGTAGTGACGTGATCGAAGCCTCACAGTCCACACAGTCAATCATGCGTCAGCAGCATGAAGACATGGGCCTGAGAAGCAAAATGATGATGAGTATGCGGTCAGGACTCAACCACGGAACCTGCATCGCGTATTGGCCTTGGAAATTCCGCGAACGAATGATTGATGTGGGACCGAGATTTACCAAAGGCGTAGTGTTTGACGGACCGAATTGGAAGCACGTTCCAATCTGGCGATTCCATTTTCCGCCTCGGACCATGGAAATCGACGATATGTTGTGGGCCTCAATGGAGTATGAGATCACACGTGAAGAACTGAGTGGACTGGTTGAGAACATTCGATTGGCAAAAGCACCAGGAACAAGAACCCGAGACTTGAATACACTAGATCTCAAGGGGAAATTTACCTCGGAAGGCGGTGAGGTTTCCGAAAACATCAGATTGAACCAAGGATACTTCACATCAAGAGACAACAATCTTCTCCACGTGGATGACTATTGGGGTATTCATCCGACGATGAAGAACCCGAGGGATCCCAATAGCAAGAAAGCTCTGCCGCTGATCTGGAGAATCCTGATCGTCAACGGACGTGAATGGATCGTACAGATGGTCAACCCGTATGCTCACGGACGGCTTCCATTCGGCGCGTGCCGTTTTCTTCCGAACGAAGAAGACTTCTATGGGATTGGGATGGGAGATATCCTTGCAGACAAATACATCGCCATCAATGAACGAAGGAATCTCATGACGGATATCGTCACCATGGCGTTGTTTGGGATGTGGCAGCGGACAGGTGGAATTCCAGGAAAGGTGACATCGCGTGTGAGGCTTTTCCCGGGGAAGATCTTCAACTCAGTGATCGACGGCGTGATGGCTCAACTCCATGTGGATACGAGCGTATTGAGACCAGGGATGGCCTTGGATTCAATCGACATCGAGGAGATGAGGGCGACCAGTGGGGCCAGCTCGAACGTGCAGGGGATTAAGCAGGGCGGGACCGCCACGGAGATCAGGAATATCGCCACGGAGTCAGCACGGAAGATTGCAACGTATGCGATTATCTTCTCCGCAGAAATGTCGAAAAAGTTCCTTGAGACACAGGCGGAACTCAACGAACAATTCCTGCCGTTTGAATTTGGGGTCAGCATCACAGGAGAGGACGGTGTTGTGAGAGGGCAGTTGAATTCCAAGCAAAACCTCTTGCGCCGAGCACAGTTCCAGATGAAGGTAGCTACAGATTTGGAATTCCGGCGTCCGTTGCTGAGAAATATTAACCAGTCGATCCAGCAACTTGCACAGGTCGTACAACTGAATCCGAGGCTTGAGCCCGTGATCATGCCGGCGATTCTCCAGCTCACCAAGAAGACGCTCATCCTCTACGGTGAGAACGCATCGCAACTGGTAAATAGCGCAAGGATCCAACAGATTCTTTCGCAACCACCAGCAGCTCGCATGCCGGTGCCAGCATGAAGTGGATTAAGAATTTAATCAGAAATTGGCTGAAGGATGAAAACGATGTACATAAATTCCTGGCCGGAAAGGATGGATCGAATTTTGACGAGTATCAGAAAGGGGTTCATCTAAAACAACTAACACAACAAGAAGGTTGGCCGTTGCTGAAAGGGATATTCATGGAGACAATACGGATACAAAATTTGGACATGCAAGTTGAGGTTAGCGGGAAAAAGGTTAATAACACCGGAGCGATCTACGCGAAAGGGCTTGCATTGGCATCGGCATTGTTAATTGAAATCGAAGAAATAAATCTACAGGAACTAAAGGCAGGTCAAAAAGAGCTGGATCGAGATGCCAACGATAGGAAACTGGATGCTATATCTGAAGAAAAAGATGAACCAAGCGAGGAGGAGTAATGGCTGATGAAGTTGTGAATCAAGAACTACCGGAAGGATCTCCTGCGACACAGGTAGTCCCAGGAGACGGTCAACCGGAAAACAATCAGGCAACCGCAGTTCCCACTGAAGAAGGGGTGCCGCCGCCGCCAGTTGAAACTACAATTACAGAACCGGAGCCATCGTCAGAGCAGGCAGCGGGAATTCGCCTCAAGGGCGAGCGTGATGCTGCCGTCGAAGAGGCGAAAGAGACAAAAGCAAAGCTGGCATTTCTTGAGCAGGAAAGAGTCGCAGAAAGGGCGGCGCGTCCATCGCAAAGGGAAACTAAGGAAGAAAAGCAAGCGAGATTTCAGTCTGAAGGACACAGTTATGTGGACACTGCCATTGAGGTCCTAGAGGATAAGTTCAGTTCGCGGCGGGAGTGGGACAAACTGATGAGCGCTCCGGCTTCACGGAAAGATCCGCAGTACGAAGCCAGGATCAAAGAGATCGTTAAAAAATATGATCTTGGTACTGGCAACCACGCCCGGGATGCCTACTTTGCCTACCTGGAATATGACAAGAAATTTGGAGCGCAGCTTCCAAGGGATCCGGCCAGTACCGTTGAAAAGACGGCGCTTGGGGGCGCTCCTGCCGGGGGCGGGACGCCTGGACAACCGAAGTCAAAACGTGATCAGGCCAGGGAATTGTATACCTCTGGAAAGATTTCAGAAGCACTAAAAATGCACAAGGAAGCCAAAAAAGAAGAGGAACAGGAATAAGATTGACTGGATTGGTATAATCCAGGCATAGCAGTTCGGCACGCTCACGACACGGGCGATGATGTGACGGCGCAGACAATCACCGTCGGGGCAGCCTCCTCACAACGGGCAACGATGCACCAGCGCAGGAAATCGCTGGGAGTGAACAAAGGACATAAAACTTACATCGTTGAGGAGGGAGCATGCCGGAACCAGTAGGAAGTTTAACTTGGTCTAAGACCGACATCGCAATGGAAGCGCTGGAACAGCGCAATGCGATGTTCTTCATGAAGACCAGGATCATCGACAAGTCCCGTTTGGTCACAGGAAAGAAATTCCAGCAAATCGACATCCCTGAAGTGCTGGATGTCATCACCAACCGTATCGGGGATCTCGGTGGAGTTACCCCGCAGAAAGAGAACCCCAGCAGCGTATCGCTGATCATCAACCAGCCGCGTGAAGCCACGAGAGACTTCCCGGATGCGGAAGATGTTCAGTTGTCATTCGACAACCAGCGTGCGTTCGTCAGAAAGGCCGGTGTAGCTCACGGTCAGTTCATTGAGGACACCATTCTGGCGCTGGAAACTGGTAACACGAACCGAATCGATGTCCCGACCGATCTCACGGACATCCTCATTTTGCAGGCGAAAGTCGCGCTTGACGCGGCCGACGTTCCGCAGATGAGGAGATTCCTGTACGTGAGCCCTGGGCAACAGGGAGCGATTCTGTTGATCGACAAATTCGTGAACATCCGGTTCATCGGTTTCGGGATTCGACCGGAAGCGACTCCGACACAGACCGGATTCCTTCAGACGATTTACGGTGCGGAGCCGTTGATGGGAACGAGAGTGCGGCGTCGGGACGTAGGTGGAACGGTCCGAACGATCAACTTTATGTTCCAGGAAGAGGCGTATGCAATCGGAGTTCAGAAGGATATGACGACCGTGATTACCCGGGAGGATCTGGCAAAGCGGATCATCCTGTGGAACCTGTTTGGGGTTGTGAGGACTCGTGACGACCATGTTCAGATCCTCCAGTCCGAAAACGCGTAAGGGGGGTGACGTAAACCATGGGTGACTTTGGATCAAGCAGAGGGTTAATCCACAGCCTGGAGGCTGATGGGACGGCAGTTGCCAACAGTACCGTGCAGACGGCACTGGCGACGGCAAAGACCATTGGTGCCGGGAGTTTTATGGAGGGAGAAGTAATTCGGGTCACGTTGGATGCAATCTATGGTTCAACGGGAACACCGAACCTTACGTTTATTGGTCGGCTTGGCGGGTTGGACATCATCTCGTCTGGCGCACTGGCGGCAGGTGGTGCGGGTGGACGTGTCGAAATCGTTTGGGAGTTCACGGTTCGCTCAACGGGAGCACTTGGAACAGTCCTACCCAAACTGAAAACGACATCGAACATCGCGGCACTCAACGCACTGGCGATTGGTGCCACGCCGGTTACGGTGAATCAAACGTTGGATCGGGATCTGGACATAACTGTGACGATAAGCGTGGCCGATGCGCTCAACACGATCACGGCGTTCCAGTTCTTCGTTGAGTTCCTGAAGAGCAAATAAGGATCGGGGGCGTCCGGAGAACCCGGACGCCCTTCTCTTATGCAATACTGCCCAAACTGTAAGCAACCAGCCTCGGTCATCACCATCCAGTGGGATGACAAAGGAAATCGACACGAAGGATGCAAGCACTGCATCCATCAGCAATCCGCACAGCAAGGAATCATGCACACCAAGTTCTGCGATGCTCCAAAAGGATACGGGGGAAGATTTCTCTCGCATCTTTTAGAGCGGAAGGAGCGAGACAAATTCATTGACTACAATGCCTGTCCAAGTGGGAAAGTCATTGTTTCCGGAAGTCAAACGAGAAGGAAAGTATTTGGGGTAAGCGGGTTTCGTAGATAATGCCAGCCGGTAAAATCTACTCATTCAAAACGATGAGGGACCAAGTGCTGACAGCTATCCGGCAAACCGGAGATGCGACGGGGATCAGAAACGTTAATGCGTGGCTGAACGAGCAATTTATGGAGTACGCAGCGAAGTGGGTCTTTCCGGAACTGGTTGCAAAGTGGAGGACTACAATTTCACAGGGAGCCCAACCGGATCCAGTTAATCCGTTCATCATCAGGAATGTCCCGAGGGACATGGTGAAAATCATGGAAGCAAAAATTCTGGATGAAAACGTTTCTCCGATAGAGTGGTTTCCGTTAGAGATTCGCTCCATGAACGAATTCGAGCGGAAATTTTACAATGCTGATCTCAAGCAGGATCCGGACATCCCAAGGGATATTGCACTCTTCATAAAAGAAGGCTCAGTATTTCCAGGTGGAGGAACCTTCCTGTACTCGCAGGGATTTGAAACATTGGCACTTGTGGATCTTGACGGACAGGATGGTTGGGGCGTAACTGGACCAAACTACTCAGTAGGAACAGTGAGCACGACAAATCCGATCACTGGTGCTCAGTCATTGAGTTTCGATGTTGTTGATGATGTACTTGGATTTCCTTACCGTCGTGATGTACCTACAACGACACGATCTGTGTTTCGATTCGCTATCCAAAGTCCAGTTTCGCCAGCGACGAGTACGCGCTATCAGGTGGGAGTGAGCGACGGGCTGGATCCCACTGCAAACCAGTTACTTACCGGGCTCGCTGGTATGCCATGGTCAGTAGATCTAATTTGGGGTCCGACAGGATTCTTGTCACACCTTTTTAACGTTGATGGAACTCTTGTTGGAACGCCAACCACACTGAATACAAATGCTTCAGCAATAGTGGAAGTTGAAATTGACGAAAACGCCCTAGTGACTTTTCGTATAGATGGAATTGTTCAGGCATCAGCAACAACAACTCAGCCAACGGTAAGTAGGCTTCATGTTACCGGGAGATTAACATTGGGAGCGTCTGGAACCGCCGTGATTGACGATCTCGTTTATGACGATACGTCAGTAGAAAAATTATTCCCGAATGGGATGCAAGTGAGATCTACCGATGCAACGGAGGATGCAGATCTGAGGGTGGGGGCGAATCTTTATACAACCGACCAACGAAGCAGGATTGAGAAGTTTGAAACACTGGCCGCGCCGGCATTGGCAGCAGTAGATCTATTTGCAGGGCAAGTATTTGGAGTAATTGGAGTTGGGAAAAGCGAAAACTCCAAAGGAATAATTATTTATGAAAGCAGAGATACGATACCAGTCCTGATAGCAGAATTGATGCCATGGGAAATAAGCGCGACATTTTTGACGATACAACTGAATCCATTTCCAGATGCGATATACGAGCTACACCTGACCTACCAGCGTTCGCCGCCGATCATGGTGAACGATTCGGACAATACGTTCTTACTTCCTGCACTACTCCAGGGAGCCATCATTGAAGGGGCGATTGTGCGTGGATTGAAGTACAACGAGGACTTCCAGGCCGCAGCGGCCGCAGCGGTAGTACAGCAGCAAAAGGAAGCTGATTTTGTGGCTGTGCATTTCCCTGAGCTGATTGAAGAGTCTCACACGTACATCGCAACCTGATGATTTCGGAACAGGAGAAGCCTACCAAGGCGAATAGGCCAGAAATTCCAAAAGGCAACAAGTTTTCAGAAATGCCACAGGGGCGAAAGGCCAAGTTGCCACGAAGAGAAAAGTTCAACAAAGTCATCGTGGACATGAAACCCAATGGGGATTTTATAAACCTTGTGGTTGATCTTGAAAACGAAAAAGGTGTTGTTGTGGCACGGATTAAAAGTACGGTGTCAAACATCGTGGTCAGTTCACGTCCGTCAGATAAAGCCGAGGGAAGATTAGACGCAGAACTTGAGAGGATCGAGGAACAATTCCATCGAAAGAAAATGTGTACAGCTAAGTGTCTCATTGGTCACAATCACAACGGATAGCCATGTCACTACTTGAACCACAGCTCATCTTTCCTCACGTTGGAGGAATCAATAGGATCGCAGCAAGAGAAGCCTTACCGGATCATGAAACCGACGACACTATAAATACCTATCCGGATCACGACGGACTTCTCAAGAGACCGGGGACTGTACAGACGATAGCAACAAGAATTACAACGGACGCCAGAGGAATTTTCGACATGGTGCGTTTTGCGATGATTCCATTTGATGATATAGGTTCTCTTGTAACGGATAGTTTGTATTGTCTCTATAACCGATCAGGGTCAACGTTCTTGGCAATCGCAAGATTGAATGGGGCAGATTTTTCGTCATTCGCAGAAATAATTAACGAGGTCGATTCTTCAGTTCCACCAGGAGTAGATATTGGATCCGCAGAACTTATCCCGGCTTCATTCGACATGATTCAAGTTACTACCAGACGCGATGGAGCCGTAAATGCGGAAAGAAAACTAGAATTCAGGGGCGCAACGGGTCTTTTCCAAATAAGTGCAAACACAACACAAGGTGCATATAGAACGGCAGCGTGGCATCGAGATCATTTGATTGGAGCGGATGCTGGAGTGGATAGGCGTGTTCATGAATTTGGATGGAGTGACACTGCTGATCCTAGAACGCATCCGGCATTAAACAGAGAAGATATACGGCCGTTTGGACATCAGGACCATCTTACCGGAGTAAAAAGCATAGGAGACATCCTGTACTTGATCAAGCAAACGAGTCTGTGGGCGATGACCGGAGCTGCACAAGAGCTATGGAGGCTTGAACGGCTCACGACTTCGATTGGAGGATTTAGTTCAAAGAGTGCAGTGGATGTAGGTGGAGTGATGATGGGAATTGCTGTTGCGCCAACATGGGGAGAAGGAGCAAATGCGGGGAGTCAATATCCGGACAATATATACGCAGTGAAAGGTTTTGCGGTTGACCTCGTAGGACACAAGGTTCGACCGATCATTCAGGCCGCATTTCCACAGCAAATTCCACCAAGTGACGGAGAGATGGATGATAAAAATCAAAAAGCGGTCTATTGGGCTTCAAGGGAACTGGCTTTATTTTTTCTAAAAACACCACTGAGCACAGAGCGCACTTCAGAGGCAGTAGTATTTTCAAAGACCAATGGGACGTGGTGGAACTGGACATTCCCATCGACGACCGCAGGGCCAAACTCAGCCGAGTATCACAATCGAACGATCTACTTGGGCGGGAAGGACGGACGGATTAGGAACTTCGTTGACAGTGCGCCAGATGATGACGGCACAACGTTCGTATCACAGTGGACCTCCAGGAGAATATTTGGGCCAGATCGTGAGAAAAAATATGCACTCGAAAGCACAATAATTAAAGGCGCACAGACATCAGGAGGTAATTCAACTGTGGCTGTGGCGAGAGAAGAGGGAGGGTTCGTAACTGTTTTCTCGCCAACGCTCGGTAGCACGTCCCGAGGAGAATTTAAGAAACTCAACGGATTTAACTCAGCTCGTTACTGGAGGATCAGGGTAACGTTCCCTACCGCTGGGGTTCAAAGCAAAATTCGTTGGGTTCAGTATCAACTCAAGGATATGGGGAAAATCTGATGGTAGCTCCGAATCTAAATAAGGGGCTGGTTCCTCGGGGTCAAACATTTCATCATGGACACAGGGACAATGAATTCGCGCTAGAGAAGGCTATTCTCCTGGAGAGACTACTTGGAGATGTTGGAAGCCCGTTATCGTTACTGAAGTATCAGGATCAACTCCAGATTTTGGATACCGGAGATCGAAATGAGGCAAGAGTCACTGCTGACAAACTGTCGGTAGGTGGAATTGGTTTCAGGGACATAGATATCACCGCTGATATTACGAACCCTGTTGGAGCAAACGGATTAGATGTAGGAAGTCCGACCGTAAACACTAGCTATCATTTTTTTGTCATTGCCTCAACACCGATAGAAAACATTTCAACATTGGCCGGACTATTCTCTCTGTCCGCAACAGCGCCAGCGATTCCGTTGGATTTCAGCTTCTTCAGGAGAGTGGGTTGGAGAAGGAGGAACGCGGCAGCGCAATTCTACCGTTCAAGCAATGCTCCAGATTCCAACTTGTTCACCTGGAATGAAGATACAACGGCAACCGACTTTCGTGTGCTCAATGTTGCGACTTCAGCTCTAGCGTTCGCTGATGTAGTTGCCTCACCTGTTGCGCCATCAACGTGCCGTAGGATTAAAGTCGCCGGTCAAATCATATCTGTTCCCAACAATTTACTAAATCTATATCTGCGAGAAAACGGGCTCTCAAACGCAGGGCAAGTTCCGTGGCTCAGTGTGGGCAACGTGATGAACGGCAAGAGACACGGATTCGTGACTCTGGATGCCAGCCAAATTTTCGAGTACCACACTGACAATACCCTTCACGATGTCATCATTGACGTGATCGCATACGAGGATATCAGATGAATTTAGCCAATGGGTTGCAACTGTCGAACGGTGCAGATCCGGGAAAAGTAAATATTACGGCTGACACCCTTGTGATCCAAGGGGTCGAGCACCAGAATGTAAGTCTTGTCGCTGATCTCAATGTGCTGGGGGCGAACGGCAGAGATGCGGGAAGCGAGACGGCAAATTCGTGGTGGTCAGTTTGGGTTGCTTGTGATGGGGCGGGTTTACCTGCATCGCTCATTGCATTGCTCTCCCTTTCGGCCAGTGGACCTGCTGTCCCAGGAGGAGAGACAAATAAGTTGCGATTGGGATGGATGCGAAATGACGCAAACAGCAATTTCTATCGTATCGTCAACTCCGCTGGTCATGACTTGTTTTGGTGGAATGAAGATACAACCCAACCTGATTTTGAGAAAATAGATGTTTCGACTTCTCCAACCGATTTCACTGATGTTATCTGTTCCACGGCTGCACCAGAAACGTGTCGAGAGTTGATGTTGTCAATACGCTCAAATGATGCGAGTGGACTTGACCGAGGAGTGTTTATCCGGAATAAAGACCTGGGAAATACCGTTGCCGGATTGGGAACATCCATCATGGCAATCAAGACGTTGACGGGAGGTGCCCTACAACGCGCAAACACAATTTGCGGTTGCGATTCATCTCAGACCATACAATATCGAGCGAACAAAAGCACCAACGATACGAAGATTCAGGTGATGGGATACCGGGACATCAGGACATGACCGAACTGACAAGAAACCAGACCGTGGAGTTATAATAAGGCATGCCACACATTCCCGGACATCAGCCACTGGCGACCGAGTTTTTAAGGGAACAGGCACTTGCTGGATTCGCTGCTAGACCAACGGGGCTGCAAACTGTTGTCTCACCTTCTGGACAAACATTTTTCCAGGCACCAGGGGGAGCCCTCATTCCGACCGCACCAACATTTGCGGATCTCTTCGATGTCAGCGAGGAAGAAGCTGCGGCAGAGGCCGCACCAATTCTACGAGAGATTGAAGCACAACAGAGAGCCCTGGAGCCGGTTGTGGCCAGACGAGGAACGCTTGATCCGCTCAGTAGAGGTTTTGGTGCTACCGGAGGACAGGCGCAAGCGGGAGCTGAACGTGGGGTTGCAGGGCTTCAAGCTGAATTTATTGGACAACGCGGAAATATTTTGGAGCAGGCAACCAGAGACATTCTTACTGAACGCGAAGGAAGAGAGCGGCAGCGTCAGGGTCTTTTAGGAATAGCTATGAGGCAAGTTGGCGAACGTGAACGTGGGGCGAGATTTGATCTTGGATTGACGCTTGAGGGATTGGGACGCGAAGAAGATGTACAGTTGGCACGTGAAGAATCGTTTGGAAGGAGAGCATTTGAAAACCAACAACTTGCGAATCAGATCAAGGAAGCCAATGCAAGAAGGTTTGCAGAGGAGCAGGCAAGGAAAAGCGACGGATTCGATCCGTTCTTTTTCCTGAAATAAATGCCACACACTCCGTCCGATCTCACATTTGCTGACGTTTCGCCAGAGGCGGCGCGGATTGCTGGAGTAGGTGTCGCCAGAGAAAGATCAGCCGCGAGTCTTGCAAGGACACAACGTCGTGGAGGGCTTCTTGGTCAGGCTCTATCGCTGGGTGAACAGGGTCGTCGGCAACAGTTGATAGAACAACAAGCTGGAGCAGGCCGATTCACCACGGCCACTGAACGTCAGGAAGAAATCGGAGCGGAGAGGAGAGAGTTTCGGCGCGAGGAGTTTCAGACAGACATTCAACGCGCACGACAAAGAGAAGAACTCAGAAACCGCATGAATGTGGACGCCATAAGCGATTTTCTTCAAGATGTTCAGAAGGCCGGAGAGCGACAGGTGATAAGCGACATAGGTGCATTGGGCCTGAGCGCTATTTTCGTTGGACTTGCTCCAACCCTTGGCTTAACAACTAGGGAGGCCATTGGAATTGGAGCGAACCTTGGAGCCACGATAGGTGGGGTGGCTCCATCCGCAGGGGTACAAACTGCTATTTCGATTGGTGGAGGATTGGCCGGAAGATCGCGGGCGGGAGCCGAATCCAGGGGGTTGACTGAACTTGCCGACAGAAACGAAGCCATAGCAAACTTCGCGGCCGAGCACGGATTCGTTCCGGTAATCGGTGAGGAGTTTAGACCGTAATGCCACATTTAGAAGGACGCCCAGCGGAGATCGCAACAGCACGGCAGGCCAGCGATCCATCGAGATTTGCTGCTCAGGGATTGATGCGTTTCGCTACGCCTGCAATCGAAAGGGGTGTTGCCGAAACAGAGCGAGCCAATCTTATTCGCGGCCAGCAACTTATTCCGCTGAGTGTAGCGCAGAAGGAAGTTTTCAGGCCGCTGATTTTGCGTGGACTCATCCTGAACAATCAACAGCGCCAGGGAGTGGGATTGACGCCGAAAACTTCTGAGCAACTTGAGACAAGCGTGGAATCCATTCTTTCCCGGGCCACTCAGGGAGATGCGGAGCTGTGGGACAGAGCGTTCGCACGGCTGCAAGGACAGCAGAGAAACGTCCTGGAGGAACGGGCGCAGGTCGCCCGCGCACAGCCGCGACCGGCAGAGCCGGAAGACACGTTTAAGCTGTTGAACGAAGCCGAGGATCAGATCATTCAAAGAAGGAAAGCGGCGGGAACGAAGGCAGTAAGCGACCCGGCATTACGGGCTGAAGCCATTCTTGATTTGACGGAAAAGTTGGGACC